TACACCATCACCGCGCCCGTGGCGGCCAACTCCAGTGACAGCGGGGACGGCGGCGCGTCAGTGGTGGGCGCATATCAAATCAGCACAGGCTCTGATGTGAGCTTTTTTGACTTCGGGTTTGGCACCGGATCGTGGGGCGTTGGAACGTGGGGCACTCCTCGAACTACAAGCGAAGTGACGACATTGTCATCACGCGTGTGGAAGTTCGACAACTTCGGCGAAACGCTTGTTGCGCAGCTTGTGAACCGGCAGGTGTTTAAGTGGAACCCGACAACCGACGGCGTTGGGGTCAGAGCCTCTATTGTTTCGGGTGCGCCTACCGCAAACGCCTACATGCTGATATCCAGCCCGGACAGGCACATGGTCGTCTTCGGCACCGAGACCACCATCGGCACTCCCGGCACACAAGATCCGATGTTCGTGCGGTTCTCGAATCAGGAGGACATTAACACCTTTGCGGAGTCGGCCACCAACACGGCAGGCGGTCAGCGGCTGTCAGACGGCAGTGCAATCGTCTCTGCAGTGCGCTCGCGCGGGCAGATACTGATCTTTACCGACACCTCTTTGCATGGCATGCAGTACATCGGACCACCCTACACCTTTGGGTTCCAGCAGCTGGCGGCCAACTGCGGATGTATCGGCCCACACGCAGCGGTGGACGTTAACGGTCTGGCGTTCTGGATGGGCAAAGAAGCGTTTTACGTGTTCGACGGTACAGTCAAAAAGCTTCCCTGCAGTGTGCAGGACTACGTGTTTAACGACATAAACCTCGTGCAGGACACCAAGGTCTTCGCTGCGCTGAACACGGACTTTAACGAAGTCACCTTCTTCTACTGCAGCTTCACCAGTGACTTTATCGACCGCGCAGTGACACTGAATTACCTTGAGAACGTGTGGTCCATCGGCACTCTGGCCCGCACGGCGTGGCAGGATGTGGGCAGCTTTGAGAAGCCTGTGGGTGCGGAGTTCCTGCCCAACAGCACTGAGCCCACGCTGAACACCATTTATGGCCTGTCCCCGGGCCGCTCAGTGGTGTACAACCACGAAGACGGCGTTAACGCTGCCGGCCAACCGCTGCCCGCGTTCCTCGAATCTGGGTATTTTGACATCGGTGATGGCGACAACATGCTCTTGATGAGCCGGTTCATTCCTGACTTTAAGAACCAGCTGGGCAACATCACTGTGAACTTGTTCCTGCGGCCTTATCCTCAAGCCACAGCCAGCCCAAGCTCGCTGGACCCGTATGTGATCACGCCTACGACACAGAAGGTGGACACCCGTGCCCGTGGTCGGCAGATCGCGCTTCGCATGACCAGCACGGCAATCAATACGTCGTGGCGGTTCGGCACGATGCGTGTTGACATCCAGCCGGACGGCTTGCGATGAGTAAGATTCAGAACGTCCGCCTGCCCAACGCGGTCAGCGGCGACTACAGCCCGGAGCAGTTTAACCAGCTAGTGCGCTCGTTGGAGCAGGTTATTTTCCAGCTTAACTCAAGCTACACGCCCATCGTCAGCCAAGACACTGCTGGTGCGGCAACGTGGATGAGCGCGGGCAGCGGAGCTGGAGGCGGGTTTGCCGGTGGAATACGCGGGTTCCAGATATCCAACGGCATGATGCAGCCTCACGCGATGTTGCTGTCCGACGCTGATCAGACAAGCGCCGGCATTACCAGCGAAAACTTGGTCACTTTCAACATTGTTGCGCTCACCAACGGCATTCGCGTGGTGGACAACACCAAGATCTTTGTGCCCTGCAGCGGTCAGTATCTGGTGACCTTTACCCTGCAGATGACCAATCAAAGTAACACAGCAGCGGAGTTTGAGATCTGGGCCAAGGACACTGGGGTCAACTACCCGCTCAGTAATACCAGATTTGATATACCGGCGCGGAAAACAGCACTAATTTGGTCGCATGTAGTGCCTGCCGTGACTGGGATTTTCACGGTCACCGACCCTGCGGTTAACTACTTAGAGATCGCGTGGTGGTCTGACAACGCAGACGTGTATATTGAGCATTACGCTGCCGGCACAAGCCCCACACGGCCAGCGATACCGTCTGTGATCCTCACCATCAACTTTGTGTCAGCCGGGTAATCAGCATGGCGAATAAATACTTTAGAAAACCGCTTATACCGGATGCGACGACAGAGACGACCATCTACACGGTGCCGGCGGCGAACTCGGCAGTGCTGTCGTCGCTGCGCGTGACCAACACCAACGCCTCTGTTGCTGCTATTTCGGTCAATCTTTTTCCGCTTGGTATTGCCACTGCGCACTCGTTGCTCAAAACCTACCAGCTGCCCACAAGCCAGACGATGGATGTGTTCAGCGGAGTGCCTTGCATTCTTGAGGCGACAGACGTACTCAAGGTAACCGCCAGCGTAGCAAATGTGACGTTTGTGCTGTCCTATTTAGAGACGGATCGGTCTTAACAGTAGACAACGAAGGCATCTTCGTTGATAATTTTAGGTATTTTCGCGACCCTCCCCGGCGCGCAGCCCCGTGTGGCTTTTAACTTCTAAAGGAAAAAGACATGGTTACTATGCCGGGAATGGGCGCCCCCCAAATGGCTCCCACTGAACCTTCCGTTGACCAGCTTGCTGCATTTGAACAGATGCGCGAGCAGGTTTCACCTACGGAAATCAATCGTGAAATGCTGATGACTGCCGAGCAGGCAGATCCTGTCGCAGTGGCCGAGTTCCGTAAAGAGCTGGCAGAGCTTGAGGTGGCCCCCGAGGTCATCGACATGCTCAACACGATGGTGGATGAGGTGCTCGCCAATCCCAATGAGTATCCTGCCATTCGGCAGAAATACCTTGATATGGGCGTGGACGAGGAGATCCTACCGGAGGCTTTTGATGCGGGGCTCTTTGCCGCGTTGAACATCGCTCTTGATGAGCTGCGTGGACCGGAAAGCATGCTGCCGCCACAGGGCTTTGCTAAGGGCGGTATCGCCAGCTTAAATCCGATGGCGCGTGAGATGGCAGAGGCTGGACGCTACGGCGACACCATGCTGGCTCATATCAGCCCGGTTGAAGCCCAGATTCTGCGCCGTTACGGCGGCAGTGGCACAATCAACCCAATGACTGGAATGCCCGAGTTCTTCCTGAAGAAAATGTTCAAGAAGCTTGGTAAGGCCGTCAAGAAGTTTGCCAACACCACCATAGGCAAGATTGTAATTGGCACCGCGCTGTTCATGGTTGCCGGCCCTGCCGCTGCTGCAATGCTGGGTGCCTCTGCCGGCGGCGCGGCTGCTGCTGGTATTAGTGGCTTTGTCAGTGGCGCTGGAACATCCCTGCTCGCGGGGGGCAACCTGAAGGATTCGCTGAAGGCTGGTGCTATCGGCGGCATCACTGCGGGTGTCTCAAAGGGTGTCATGAATCGCATGGGCACACCTGCAGCGGCAGCAGCTCCTGAGATTGCCCAGCAGCCTTTGCGACCCTTGGATCTCTCTGTCCCAAGGGGAGACGCTTTGCCGTTGCAGTCAATAAGCCCCACGCAGGCTGCTGTGAACATTCCACCCGGCGGGATTGGTAGCTTGCCCGTTGCAACCGGCCCAACAGCAGACAGTTTTACCCCAAGGCTCACTCTACAGGATACTTTGGCACAGGCTTCGCGAGTTACGGCGCCAATACAGCCTTCTGCCAGCAGTGGAATGGGTTTCCCTCGGACGACTGCTGCTCCGGGAACACTATCCTCGGGCACGACAGTTGACTTAGGGGCTCTTGATAGAGCATCCCCCACCCTGAAAACCCCCGGGTTTACTCCGAGGGCTGAGGTAGCCGCAACGGGAGGGTCTGCGCCACGAAACCTTCTTCAACAAGGTATCGACAAGCTGTCGCCCGGTAGGTTTGACGCTGCTGCACAAAAAGCTGGGGAAAAAGCCTTTAAAGACACTTTTGCGCAATATGGTGGAGACCGTCTTGTTCAGGGGACTGATGCATTTGCTACGGCAATCACTAAGGCTAACGAGGCAAAAGCTGCGGCCATTGCATCAAACACTCCCGGCGTATTTCGCCAATATGCCCCACTCGCCGCTACCGGCCTCGGTATCATGGCGCTCGCTGGCGGCTTTGATGAAGAGGAGATTGCTCCGCCCGAGGGCTTTGAGGACATGGGCGGAATCGGTGCCGGAGAGAGGCTGTTGGCAGAAAACCCACAGAAGTACGGTGCGAACTACGGTGGCGTGTTTACAACGGCCATGAGCCCACAGTACAACCCCTACACCTTCGTTCCGCCGCCCGTGCGTACCGCTGCCAAGGGCGGCAGCATGGACAAGGAGTTTCCACGTAAGACGGGTCCGATCAACGGCCCGGGTACTGGCACATCAGATGACATCCCCGCGATGCTCTCGGACGGCGAATTTGTGTTTACTGCCAAGGCCGTGCGCGGCATGGGCAACGGCTCTCGACGAGCAGGAGCGAAAAAAATGTATGCTCTCATGAGAAAGTTGGAGGGTCGCAAAAATGGCTAGTACTTACGAAACTTTATATCAGCGCGAAGCGCCGAATATTGAAGCCCGCAAAATTGGGTTAATGGATGCAGCCAAAGGGCTGTATGAAAGCCCCCTGTCGCTGCCTGCTATCGAGGCAGCGGGTCTGTCCATCGGTGAGCAGCAAGCGATGGATCTGGCTCGTCAAGGTATTGGATCTTTTGAGCCGTTTATCCAAGGCGGATCGCAGGCCATCACGCAGGGTATGGATCTCACCCAGCGCGGTGCTGTGGCAGCGGGCGGCGTTCAAACCGCACCTCAGTTTCAAGAGGCGCAGAACGTACTTGGCCGCGCCATGCCGGTGCTCGGTCAGGGCATTGGCGGCATTCTAGGCTCTGCTCGAACGTATGACCCAAATGCTGCCGTCAATTACATGAATCCCTACCAGCAGGAAGTAACGCAGCAGGCTTTGGGCGAAATGCGCCGGCAGGCAGACATTGCTCGTCAGGGTCAGGCAGCCCAAGCCGTGGGCGCAGGAGCGTTCGGCGGCACCCGTGAGGGTGTTCAGCGCGCCGAATTTGAGCGCAACGTGCAAGATCAGATGCAGCAGCGCATCATGCAGGACTACGCCCAGAACTACATGCAGGCACAGCAGGCTGCGATGCAGGGCTTTGAAAGCCAGCAGGGGCGTCAGTTGGCAGGATCTCAGGCGCTGGGTCAGGCTGCGATGCAGTACGGTCAGCTTGGTCAGGGCATTGGAGCACTTACCGCGCAGCAGGCCGGCATTGACCTGTCCAAGGCGCAGGCACTGGGCGGTCTTGGCACCCAGATGGGCGCACTGGGCACACAGATGGGCGCGATGGGCGAGGCTAC